GCATGATCGAGTGGGCAGCCATTAAAGATATCTTGGCAGATGAAAGCATTGAAATTGAATGGGACATGCCAACCCAGCTTGAATTAACTGAGCTGGCATTGATGTGTGCCGACGAATTCGATGACGACGAAGATGACGACGATAATGACGAATTAAGAAAAGAACTAAGCCCTTTCTAGTCAAGTTTGGCGATTAATCTTTCAAGATACCAGAGTGCTTTTTGGGCGTCCTGTTTAGGATTCCCTTTCGACCAGAGCCTGTCCATGTATTTCAATACCTGCCACTGGAGCCCACCAAGAACAGGATCAGGTGCAAACTGAACTGCATCCTCAATTTTGTCGATAGTTTCAAGTTTTTTATTTGGGTTTGAATAGTGTGGTGGGTGACTTACCATGTCCACTTTACGTTGCGGCATGGGACAGAACCCATCTTTACACCCGTCTTCTACCGGGTTAAACCACGGCGCTTCTTCGACATCTCGATCTGATTCTCGTCCGGTACCCCTAGTGCCATCAAAATTCCCTGTGGCTTGGGTGATGCTCCCATCATCATTCCCTGTTCTGCACTCGGTATTAAACCTGTTAGTCCGCATCGTTCACCGCCCTCAAGTTGTAGGTTTGTGCGCTCACGACCCTCTTGGGTGAGCACTAAACCCCGATTATACATGTCTTGAAGCGGCACGTCATTCATTTCGTTGTCTAATTCACCACCGAAATCCAACGGTGATAAGCAACGCTTCTTAACTTCATCGTTGGTACCGATAAAGTTATCTAGGAACGCATCCGAAATACCAGCGGAATGCATCATGAGATATTTAGGTTTAAATTCTTTCAATTACAATATTATCATGGCAAGATTTCTAGATCCCACTTACGACCCACGGCAAGACTCTGGTACTTCTGGTGTTGACTCATCTGACTTAAATCCTGAACAGAGTCGGGACGTAGATCTTCGCCGTTTAGATATAGAAGGAAGAGAGCAATATGCCGACCGCGTTAAAGAGTTTGGTGACAGAAAACACCAAGAAGACGCACAGGATAGAATTTCTAAATATATGGCAGCAGCTAAAACTGCTGGTGCATACCGTCAACGTAATCAGATTGCAGAACCTACTATCCGTGGTAAAACCCCAAGAGGTGAAGCTACTATCGCTGGTGTACAGCTACCAAGCCTTGGTGACACTGTTGGCACCGCTGGGAGTACAAACTATGCGCGTAAACCCAGCAGATTTGCAGGTACCTTTAGAGGTTTTTAAACCTGACTAAAGACTACTTCCTTTGGTTGGTCGTTATATTTTCCTTTGCGATCACTGTAAGTTACATCGCAGGGGTTGCCGCGAAAGAAAAGGAGTTGACAAATGCCTTCATTTGCATAGATCCTATTAAACAAACCAGTGCAATTGCTGATCTCTAGTGTTAAGTGTCCGCGCCACAAAGCTTCGGCCGGAGTTATGTTTGCCATGATTCCAGAACGTGCATATGTGCTTTTCCCAACAGCAACAACTGTCACATCTTTTGGAAGACTAATGTATTCTTCTGCAACTCCCAAACAGTAACCATAAGGTGGAATAAGAAAGTATTTACCTTTCTCATCTTCCAGTAGCGCAGTGGGTTTTAAGATACTCGTATCAAAGTCTTTAGGATCACAATCCCCCCTCTGGACGCCACCAAATACTAAGCATTGTTTTGGTGACAGACGAATGTCATAGCCATAGGAACTAAGTCCATAACTCAACAAGCGCCTGCCATCTTCTTCGCTAATTAAGTGATCTTGGAAGGGTTGAATCATACCCTCTTCTAGTGCCAAGTCCTTGATTTCGTGGTCCGAAAGGATGCTCATAAATTCAGTCAAGCTTGATCAGTTTAACCGATTCAGTAAAGAAGTTTGCCCTTGTCACCGTAAATGTCAATAAAATTTTCAGTAGCATCAGCGGTATATTCCTTAGGCTGGAGGTATACCACAAAAGAGATACAAGTGTTCCTTGTTTTGATTTCATCACTTGCCAAAAAATGCTGGATAAGAATTGGACGTGTGCGAAGAATGCAAATAGGATGATCAAAAATATCTTGACAATATTGAAACATATCAGGACAGTTGCAAAAGTAAACAGCCTGATCAATCTCACCGCTTAACCACTTCCTTTTTAGGGTTTGCCACCAGAGGGCATAGCCAGAAATCAAGGTAGGAGACAGGCCTCGCGTTGCTTTCCACCTATATGCTTTCTTGTTCCAGAAATAAGTTTTATTCGGTGGAAATAAATAGACACTTCCGTACCACTCTTGGTCATTTAAACCATCATCAGTGATTGTATAGAAGTTTTTTGCATTGACATATTTATTAGCCATCTCAGAACTAGCCGGATCAAGATCAATACCGCCCATCAAAAGATGTGCGGAATCAACCAAATCACGATTAGTGATCCACTCGTAAGCTTCAACTTTCTTGTTTCCAACAAATGCTGGCATTACTTAGCAAACCTTTTGTTGTAGTCTATTTCCAAATAGCGAATACCCTCTGCATCGTTGATGATGTAACCAGCTTTCTCTACAGGATTAATTTTTTGAGCTGCCTCGAGAATACGCCTAAAACTTTCCGCCAGGTCTCCTTGATTATCTGCGTCACAAGAAGACTGAGCGGAATGTAGCTCTTCAAGTGTCATATAAAACATTGATCGTTCCTTTGACTCTGGTTGAAAACACATGACACCAGGTCCTTCTGTTTCCCAGAACTTAGCGTACATTTCGCCCATGT